GCCATTAAGATTTTTTCTTCAATGTTTTTCATTTTCTCGTTTCCTCCCTTTCTAATTTTGAGTAAAGAAAAACAGTAAACCTTTTTTTTGATTTACTGTTCCTGTGTTAGATTTTATGAAATTAATTTAGGGTTTAGATACACTAAAAGAGATGAAACTGTGGATATCTCTTCTTTGATTAATCAGTCAAAAGAAGAAATTACCTTGAAATTATCAAAAACGTTAGCTACTGATTATATGACAAAAACACAAACCGAAACATCTATTAAATTACTAAGAGATAAAATAGAAAATGTTGTTACTGATGAGAACTTTGGAACTACTCTTGTTCAAAACGCCAAAAGTTTAAAATTAGCTTGGAATAATTATTCTAAATACTTCCAATTCGAAGATGAAAGTTTAATCCTTTACGAAGGAAAGGCGGAAAGTGCCAAAAAAAGAGTTAAACTTGATTATCTTGGGACATCTTATTATGACCAAAACGGAGAGTTTTCCGGAGCGATAAGGGGCTATTATAAATCATACTTTTGGGGTAGAGATGTGGGATATTACTCAGGAATGAACTTTGTGATAAAAGCAAATGGTAGAGTAGGTTGGTTTGAAGAAACAGAAGAGTGGGGGTTCAAAACAGAAAGAGCGTTGTTAGCATACAATCTCAAAGAAGATGATAATGACTTGGAGCTAAAGAATACGTTAATATCTTATGTTGATTTTGAAGTGCGAGGAAATTCAACTTTTACAGGTAAAACGAATATTAGACATTTATTAGTATCCGGTTCAGACAGCGACCCAGAAGGATATTATGCAGGTCGAAATATTGACGTAAACGTTAACGGTCTTCGCTTGAGATTTAGAAACGGAGTGCTTATATCATAAGGAGGATAATAATTTGGAAATGTCAAAAAAATTAGGAATTGTGAAAGTGAAAAGTGATATCACAAAATTTACTGAAATTATGGCTAGAGATTATGAGCTGGAAGCATTTGAAGTAACTGGGATTTTAGCTCAAGTTTTAATCGAATGGCAAAAAAGAGAATTGATTGAATCAAATGATGAATTCACAAAAGTTTTAAAAGATTTAAACGAAAAACTTTCTACAAAAGAAGAACAAAATTAAAAGATATAAGGGCGGTTAATAACCGCTCTTTTTTAAGGAGGTGCAAAAATTGCACATTACATTAGCTGAATTTGCTAATCAATATTATGAATTATTTAACGACATATATATTCACGCTTTAGCCGGAATTATAGTATTTGACATTATTACAGGATTAGCGAAAGCGTGGGTAACAAAAACGGTTAATTCCACAATAGGAAGACGTGGATTAATTGAGCATCTGATAGTATTAGTGCTGGTAGTAACAGTTTATCCCTATCTAATCTATATAGGCTTTGAAGAAGTAGCAACAGCTTTTATATTCTTCTTCATAGCAACTTATGGAGTATCACTTATTGAGAACTTAGCGGCAATAGGTGTGCCTTTTCCAAAAGGGATAAAGAAGAGGCTAGAAAAACTAAGAGATGCATTAAACGAAAAGGAGTGATTCTATCTTGGAAAAAATAATTAGATTAAGTATAGAAAACACAACAAAAATAAGACAAGTTGAAGATAGTTTTTGTGAGCTGTATTCACATGATAAGAATAACGGAGCCTTTGAGTTTGAAATTTCAAAAGGAACATTAACTAATGAGAACGTAGTAGCACTATTTAAATTCTTGAGAAGTGGAAGCTACTGGAAAACTAACGGAACTGTAGAAGATAATAAAATCAAATTTAACTTTGACACTAGTTTAATCACTCAAAATGAAGAGGTCGTTTGTTATATTTACCTTGATAAAGAAGAACGTAACAGCGACATTTTCAGATTTAAATTCAAAGTAAATTTATCTGAAATAGATAAAGCTAGTCAACTACCGGAAAAAGAACGCTTTTTTGCTAATAGCATGATTGTTGATAGAGTGGATGTTTTGACAAAAGAAGACTTTGATAAAGCTATTAAGGAGATTGAAAAAGGTAGTAAATTCTTAACAGAAACTCAAGCGAATGAAAAATACGCTCTAAAAGGAGATATCCCTAACGTATCTGATTTTGTATCAAGTACTCAATTATCAGATTATGCTTTGCGAACTGATATTCCGGATAGCGAAACTATTGTAAATAAAGCAGTTGAAAAAGTTGAGAAAAAGGGATATTTAACTGAACATCAATCTTTAACTGGATATGTTACAGAAACCCAGTTGAATGAGAAAGGTTATTTAACTAAGCACCAGGATATTAGTGGACTAGCTACAAAGAAAGCTGTTGAAGCGGTTGAAAATAAAGTTACACAACTAGAAAACAGACCTGTTACATCAAGCTATGATGATAGCGAGATTAAGCGAAAACTTAAAGAATTAGAAGATAGACCAGTAACAGCTAATATTGATACTAGTAACTTTGTGACAAATACACAATTAGAAGGTAAGAATTACTTAACAGAGCATCAACCGTTAACTGATTATGCTACTAAAGAAGAACTTAGAAAAGCTTTTTTAGATGAAGAAGAACATGAGAAGTATGCTAAAAAGACAGAGTTACCTCAACCATATAATGACGCCGATATTAAAAGTAGGTTGGCAGTTCTTGAAAATAAACCGAGTGGGAGCAGTTCAGAATTAAGAGGTCACGGTTTCCCTTCTAATAATGATGTACCGATTGGCACAACTTATATTGATGAAGATGTAACTAACGGAGCTTTAAAATGGATAAAAACTAAAACAAAATGGAAAGTAATTGAAGGAGATACGGGTTGGGTCAATGTGCCTGTTAAAAATGTTCAACCCAACACAAAAATGGAATTAAGACGTGTTAACAATTTAGTGTATGTAAGATTTTTTAATGAGTTGGCTGAAGGTCTAGCAAAATTCACTAATTTATATAATGCAGACACAACAACACGTTACCTTACAATTTTTAAAGGGTTAGCTTCTTTTGGGTGGAGACCGTCAACAACACAAATACAAGTAATTTTTCCAGAAATTAATCAAGGTGGAAATGATTATATTTACAACACAGCTCAACCTCCACAACCTTATTTAAGGTTAAAAACTATTGGTGCAGGGTTAAATGTTGATATGCAACTTGACGAATTCGTTATAACTAATAACAATTTAGGGGTTTACATTAATTCATTTAGTTATTTAACTAATGATGATTGGGCACCTAGCTTAAATATTATTTAGAAAGGAGGTGTAATCTATGATAAATTGGAAGGTACGTTTTAAAAACAAACATTTTGTTATATCTTTTATCGCAGCTATTTTACTTTTAGTTAAACAAGTAGCAGCTTTATTGGGATATAATCTAAATACTGAACTATTCAACCATAACATTAATGGAATTGTTGATACAGTATTTCTTATGTTATCATTGCTAGGTATAGTCAATGATGCAACTACACAAGGTTTAAGCGACAGTAAGCAAGCCTTGACTTATACAGAGCCAAAACAAGACTAGTAAATAGTCTTTTTATTTTATTCGAATTCAGGATATTTATAATATGATGCACTTAGATATCAATGTCCCCGTTCCTATTGTAGGCAGTTACGCACTGACACGGGGATTCTTTTTTTCAAAAAATAGGAGAGTTTGCTTAGATTTATATTAAAATCCATATCTAATTCCTTGAATTTTCTTTTTTTTAATTGTATAATTAGTTTAATCAAAGGAGGAGATTATCATGAAACAAACATCAGTAATTTTTTCTTTATTGAAAGGAATAGCTATTGTATTTGGTTTTTCTAATATGTTACGAGGAAGTGCAACAAAATACGAGATAAAAAATGATGCAGCCAGCCTTGCATCTGATTGGAAAACTGTAGAGAGTGATATGAAGGTAGCTTATAATGAGTTCAGAAACAAATATTGCTAAGCAAGAAAATGATAAAGTAGCAGAGTTAGAAAAAGAATTAAAAGAATTACCAGAAGAAGAACGAGGACAGATAATTCAAAAATTAGTATTGAGGCAGAGTATTACTTATGAAGGAGTTGTACCCCCACCTGAAATGTTAAGGGAATTCGATAAAATAATACCTAACGGTGCTGATAGATTTATGAAAATGGCTGAAAATCAAACTGAACACAGAATACGACAAGAGAAACAGCTTTTAAATTCAGAGTTGAATAAAGAAAAATTAGGATTAATATTTGGATTTATCATCTCTTTACTAGGGTTAAGTTGTAGCGCGTTTTTAGCGTATAACGGAAATAATACAGGCGCTGGAATTTTCGCTATTCCAGCTGTGGCAGGTTTGGTTAATGCATTTTTAAATATAGGTAAAAAATAAAAAATAAAACACTAAGATTAAGTTCTTAGTGTTTTATTTTATTCAAATTTAGGAGGAAAAGAATAATGGTTAGAACAACAGACGTAGTAAATGAGGCAAGACGTATAGCAAATTTAGGAATAGGTGTTGACCAAGACGGAGCATATGGAACACAATGTGTAGACTTACCAAACTATTTAAGCTCTTATTTCTTTGGTAAAACATTGTGGGGTAACGCAATAGACTTGCTTAACAGTGCAGCAGCATTAGGATATAGAGTTGAGTATAACGTTGTAGGGGATCTTAACAGTAAACCAAAAGCTGGGGCGGTATTTGTGATGGACACAACTTATACAGCAGGACATTCATATGGACATACAGGACTTGTTATTGAAGATTCAGACGGATATT